CAACCGATCTATCAGTACGAAGGCCCCCTTGGAAACGTGGCCCTTGCTCCGGTCGCGACGCTAACCATATCCGATCTCGGCAAGCAGTTCATCAAGGCCAGGGAGAACGGGAGCTATAACGTGATCAACACCGGCCAGCCTCCGAAGAAATCGGTCGGATACGGTCACGAGCTAACGGCAACGGAGATAAGCACGAACAGCGTGACGATAGGCGGAGCCCAAACACCGCTGAGCATACCACTCACACAACCGCAGATCAACGAGCTATTTGATCAGGACATCTCTGAGGTGCAGGAATGGATGCGCCCGGCATTGGGCAATCTAGCGGTAACCCAGACCCAGTTTGATATGCTTTGCAGCCTCGCCTTCAACATAGGTAAGAACAATTTCGAGTCCAGTCCGGTCATCAAGGCACTGGTGGACAACGAGTTGCAAAAGGTACCAAACAGCTGGATGAAACACACGCTTAATGCGGAGGGAAGATTGGTACAGGGACTGGTTTCTAGACGGCGTGCCGAGGTTACCAGATACCTCTCCGGACCGGATCTCGATAGGGTGTCGAGCAGGGTCCCTGAGCTACCTCCGGCCGACGGGTCGACCATCGGACCGGTAACGCCAAGCCCGCCAAACTAGTTTATGGCAGGCATGTCGAACTGATCGATGAACCCCTCGTCGTCGTGTAGGTGCTGCATGAACTCCTCGTTGTATTCTGGCCAAAGGGCCGTGCATTCAAGGCAAGCCTTTTCCTTCCAGGTAGACCCGTTCTTCGGCACCGAGAACCTCTTGGGACCCTGGCATCCTGAGCACCATCGCCTGCCGTCGTCGAAGAACTGACCGTGGCTGATTATCAGCTCGTTGTCCCCTTCGTCTAGGCACTCGTTATCCCCGGGATGATGCAACATGGTACGCTCCTGTAAGATGCATACACTATTGACTGCTTCTATGGTTAGATCAACCTCATACCATCGCCTTTATCCACGGTTCCGATGAGCGGTTGGTTTTGTCCACCCACTGGAAGACCAAACCCTTTTCGCGGCCGTGGGCTTCGATTTCCCAGGGTAAATCCCAGTAATCTACCTCATCATCATTTACGAGCTGTCCGTGCCATCTATGGTGTCCGCTGCGTGGACAATGCGTGAGCTCCTTGCGGGCGTATTGCTTGACATGGACCATTTCGTGCCCGATGATTATAAGGCTCCGGAGAATCTTGAACTTCTTGGTCATCCGTATCACGAACGATCTTGGCCTTTCTGACCCTTCGTCCGGATGGATGTCGGTTAGAGCGTAGACCCCATCTTTTTCTAGTTGCCTCTCGTTCATGTTCATCGTTACGTCTATGTTTTTGGACAATCTTGGGCCGAGAAGCTTGATACCACACCATGTGGTAAATTCCAAGATCAACGCCTTCTTGTCATCCGTGAGATGGTCGGCGTTGAGATTGATGATCACGGAAATTCCCTGAGCAATCCGCGGGCACGTAGCAGTGCTATGACCGCCTTGGCTTGCCCCCTGAAGAACTTGCGCTGTCCTTCGCTGGTCCTTTTCCATCTTTCCGGGCTGCATGTCCCGTAATCTGTGTAACTATCACAGTAGATGGTCATGGCTACGGCTTCGATCAGATCGTCATCCATGTCGGACCTGCTCTCCATAGCATAAGCGATAGTATGCGCGTTTCAGCGGACCAGTCAATAACCCCAAAATCACCGTTTCCGAACATGATAAATACCACAAGCACCATGGCAACCACGACCACAAAGAATCTATTCGTAGGATACTCGACCGTTGGATCACCAAGAGGACAACAATTGGTTGATATCAAGCTTGTGCAGCAGGACCTGATCAACCACTTCAATACCAAGCGAAACGAACGGGTAATGATGCCAGGTTGGGGATGCAGCATCTGGGAATATCTCTTCGAGCCGCTGGAGTATTCCCGAGAAAACATCATTTTTGAGGCACAGCGGATAATCGCGTCTGATCCCAGAGTTCAGCTTAGGTCGATCGACGTGGCAGAGGTCGATCATGGTCTACGCATCAGCATGGAGCTGCTCTACGTACCACTCAACGCGATACAGAGCTTTTCGGTTGATTTCGATCGCCGCTCGGCTGGCATGATCTAGGAAGAAATATTCAATGGCAACTACTCAGCAGGTACGGCAAGGACAGCTATTTGCAGCAGAGGACTGGCGCGTAATATACACGGCCTTTACCCAGGTCAACTTCAATGCGTATGACTTTGCTACCATCAGGGCGGCAATGGTTGACTACATACGCCTGAACTATCCCGAGGACTTCAACGACTGGATAGAAAGCTCAGAGGTCGTTGCCATTATCGATCTGCTGGCATATCTTGGGCAAAGCCTTGCCTTCCGCATGGATCTAAACACCAGGGAAAACTTCCTGGACACAGCTACCAGGCGAGAAAGCATATTCAGGCTGGCTCGCATGCTAAGCTATCAGCCCCAGCGGTCCATCCCGGCCAGCGGTCTGTTAAAGATCACGTCTGTCATAGTGAACCAGCCCGTCTATGACTCGTATGGTAACAACCTGCAGAACGTGCAGATAATATGGAACGATCAGAACAATCCTGATTGGTTTGAGCAGTTCGTGTTGGTGGTCAACGCCACCCTTAACTCTACCAACACGTTTGGTGACCCGGCCAAGAGCGGGATAGTTGAGGGGGTCCGTACCGAGCTTTACGAGATGAACAACACGGCCGTTCCGACCAGTGTCATCCCGTTCACGGCGTCTGTCGCGGGTAACAACATGCAGATGGAGCTGGCCAATGCCAGCTTTGACGAGGGTAGCCTTACCAGCTTGGCCAACGCTGGTCGATTCTATGAGATAGATCCGGATCCGCTAAACAGCTGGAACATAATCTATAGAACCGACGGTAACGGCTTCGGGAGCCAAAATACGGGGTTCTTCCTTTACTTTAAGCAAGGAAGCATGCAATTCAGGGATTACCAGTGCGCGTCGCCAGTGCCCAACAGGGTGATAGACGTGCTGGTCGACGGGGTAAACCAGACTGACATCTGGGTCCAAAACATAGATACCAACGGGCTGGTTAGCAAGAAATGGAACAAGGTCCCGAGCGTTAACGGTTTCAATGTGATCTACAACAGCCTTGAAAAGAGCGTCAGGGATATCTACAGCGTGATCAGCAGGGATAGCGGGGGTAGCGATCAGATCAGCATACGCTTTGCGGATGGTAATTTTGGTAACGTACCGATCGGTATAGTCCGGGTGTGGTTTAGGGTGAGCAACAATCTTTCATACCAAATACGCCCCAGCGACATAGCCAACCAAACATTTGCAATGAGCTACATAGACAATCTAAACAACACGTGGAACGTTGCCTTCACGACCAACCTCCAGTACACGGTAAACAACGCACAGAGCACCGAGAGCAACTTCAGGATAGCCCAGAATGCTCCCCAAACGTATTACACGCAGGACAGGATGGTCAATGGCGAGGATTACAATCTGTTCCCTCTCCAGGATGGCAGGATACTCAAGAACAAGGCCGTGAACCGCACGTATAGCGGCCAAAGCAGGTATCTCGACATCAACGATCCCACCGGAAGCTATAACAATCTCAACGTTTTCGGCACTGATGGCATCCTTTATAGCGAAAATGATTATAACACGCGAGAGGTAGCGTACTCCCCGAGCACGAATCTAGCCACGGTGGTCATAAACCAGATACAGCCATTGCTGAACGGCGGATTGGGTAGCCAGATGCAAGCCTTGGAGCTAAGAAACTTCTTTTATTACAATTATCCAAGGCAGTTGTTGCCAACATCCGGGTATTCATGGAAGACCATCACGTCTGCGACAAAAAGCTGCACCGGTGCGTTCTTTCGGGGTACCAAGGCGGTAAGCATAGGTGACGCTGCATCCCCGGGTAGCCCGTTTCGATACATTACCCAGGGTTCGATCGTGACATTCGCCAGCGGTACGAAATCATCCGTGATAGGCATCATTACCGACGGAAGCGGACTGAACCTAACCGGTAAACAACCGAGCGGGCTCGGAGCGGTGACCATGAGCGGGCTTCTAGCGGCCACCGAGTCACCGGTGGAGGTCATCGCGGCATTTAGGACCACCTTGCGGCAGCCGGAGATAGCCGCGATCGCCGCGGCCCTTGGAACAAAGACCACTTTTGGTATTCGGTATGACGCGATCGATACCTCGACAAAATGGAAGATAATTACGTCCGATAACCTAAGTGCGTCGGACGAGTTTTCTATGGAATTCTCAGGTAACACCAGCAGCACGAACAAGGACGCTAGCTGGTTCGTGAAGGTGGTTTGGACAGGCGCCGGGTGGCGCATATTCACCAGGGCGCTGAGATATCTGTTCGAAAGCGTAAGGCAGAATCGTTTCTACTTTGACAGCACGGACAAGGTCTATGATCCGATAACCGGAGAAGCGAACGTTGATTACGTTAGCGTCCTCGGGATCAACCAATCCCCGGCCTCCGACGAAATTTCGGTAACGGCCACATCCGTGGTGTCCGGATCGTACGTCATCACGGTTAGTGATGCCACCGGTATAGCCAAACGGCAGCTGATAACCGGTCCCGGTATCCCGGCAGGAACGGAAGTGGTTGACGTGGTCGGCCTGTCGATAACCATGAGCAATCCTGCATCATCAACGCAAGCTAGCCCAACGCTGATATTCTATCCTCCACAGTCCCTTGGACAGGATTATCTTTGGCAGATCACCGGTCAGCAGGTGTATCCAGACGGTTATAGCGACCCGCGTAGCGTGCGTTTGACCATGTGGGAGGGATCGACGCCGACGATCCCACAAGATCCCGACGAGTACAACACCATTGTTGACCCGTCAGACGATCCTAGCAAGATGCTGTTTTGGCGCAGGATTACCTCGTCGGATGGATATCAATACTGGGAACCGACCGAGATACCAACGTCCAGGATCTACATGACACCGGCCAACATACCACCGCTTACCGATCCGACTTGGAAAAACGGTGAGGTGATCTATGTCATTAGCACCGAACGGTTCTTTAGATACACCGATCGGGCACCCCTAACTGATGTAACGTCCGAATACAAGATGAGGATCGGCCGGCAGAACATCTCATTCCTTTGGAAGCACTACGCACCATCCGATCAGCGCATCAATCCAGCGGTCATGAACATCATCGACATGTATGTCCTTACGTCAGCATACGATATAGACATCCGCAACTGGATCGCCACCAACGGTTCCCGGGAAACCATGCCAAAAACACCAAGCAGTGCGGAGCTCAAGGCGAACTTCTCCGACCTCGAGCAATACAAGCAGATGACTGATCAAATAGTGTGGCATCCGGTCAGCTACAAGATATTGTTTGGTTCCCAGGCCCAACAAGAGCTTCAGGCGAAGTTTAAGGTGGTCAAGACACCGGGCACCACCGTTACTGACAACGAGGTCAAGAGCCTGGTCATACAGGCCGTGAATCAATATTTCAGCCTGGCCAACTGGGATTTTGGCCAGAGTTTCTACTTTACTGAGCTAGCCGCATACATACATCAGCAGCTTGCCACGATAGTTGGGTCCGTGGTGATCACCCCGCTGAATGCGCAGGCTAAGTTTGGAGATCTGTTTGAGATTACATGCAACGCCGATGAGATATTCATTAGCGGTGCCCGTGTTACCGACGTGCAGATCGTTCCGGCCCTAACTGAAACCGTTCTAGGAATAACAAATGGTTGATAAGCGCAAAACCATAGAGCTGCTGCCCGGGCATCTTAGGAGCGAAACTCTCGAAAAGGTATTCTCGGCCACGGTTGACCAGCTCTTTCAGCCAGATAGCGTGGAGTTCGTCACCGGCTATGTCGGCCAAAAGCCCGCATGGTATGACGTGACCAAGGACTTCTATGTCTCTGAACCAACCAAAAATCGCACTGACTACCAGCTATCACCGACCTACGTGAGCCGAGACTACCAAACGGGCCGCATAACCAATGCTATGTTTTATGAAGACCTCCTCGGTCAGCTGCGTTTCCAGGGAGCGATAGTTAACGATCATAACAGGCTGTTCGACCAGGAATACTACTCATGGTCTCCGCCGATAGACATCGACAAGTTCGTTAACTTTACCAACTACTATTGGTTACCTGGCGGACCGGACGCCATCGAGCTATTGGGAACCACTGATCTAGAGAACGACGCGGTCGGCAAGGCGTCCTATACCTATACGGGCCAGGTTAGATATGTTTCAACCGGGGAGATAGACACGGTCTCCCTGGTATTCTCAAGCGGAATCAAGATCAAGGCAACGGCGGACAGGTCTCCCGATCTTAATGCCAAGTCGTTCATCGTCGAGGGCGTTGGGCGTTCCATAGTCCTAGTGGATGGTGGCGATCTGTTGAACCCCGGGTGGAACCTGTCGCCATGGGACATAGCCAGCTGGGGCGGCGATGATACCGTAAACATCAAGCAATACGTTACCATCTCGAGGGCTAGCCAGGATCAGAACCAGTGGAGCGACAGCAATCGTTGGTTTCACATTGACATAATTAACACGAGCAAAACGACCTCATCGGACCCGTATAGCCAGCAAGCACGCCGACCGATAATAGAGTTTGACCAAGACATAAGGCTGTGGAATTACGGTTGGGTTAGCCGCGGGGTCGTGGATTTGGTCGATTCGGTCACCAGCGATTTCCTGGGAACCGTAGTGGGCAGCTCCTCGTTTTCCATAGACCAGGTACCACTAAGAGACGGTATGCGCATACTGAGCATAGCGGATGCTAACACCGGTGTGAACAATCGCATCTACGTGGTATCCGGTGCCGCGGCAGGAAGCATAGAGCTGACCTTGGTTACCGACGGCAGGCCTGACGGGGTTCCTAGATACGGTGACCGACTGGCGTGCGTCTACGGGTCATTCCAAAATCTCAACCTTTGGTATGACGGCACCCGATGGATGTCGTCGGGGCAGCAAAAGAGCTACTCATCTCCCCCGCTGTTTGAACTGTTTGACGTTGACGGCAACTCGATGGCCGATCCAAGCGTCTATAGATCGAGCAATTTCTTGGGCAGCAGGGTTTTTAGTTATCAGACCGATGAGTCGTTCGGGCCCGATCCGGAGCTTGGATTTGGAGCCAAGCTCGACCAGTTCGGTGACTACGTCTTCAACAACAATCTAGCAACAGACGTGATATCGTATGTTAGCGACGGGCAACCGGTGCAATACGTGGGAGATCTATTTGCCAAGCTCGGCGAGACGTATAGCAACACATGGAACACGGCTCCGGATGCTAGCCGCCAGTATATCGTGAACGAGTTCGTAGCTGACGGTGTCAATGGAACCTTTTCAATAGATCAGGAGCCAGCGGTTCGCAGCAGCACCGGTCTTCCGACCATATTCGTAACCGTCATCACCATCACCGGGACCGCAACGGAGGCCAAGCTTGGTGTTGACTACACGGTTTCCGGGCGGCAGGTCGTGTTTGCGGTGCCGCCAAGGGCCGGGGCCAGGGTGCAGATCAAGAGCTGGAACAACCTACCAGCATCCACCGTCACCGGCTATTATGAAATCCCAAAAAATCTTAGCGCGAACCCGAACAACGAGAACGTGACCACTCTTAGCCGTAGCCAGCTGCTTGCACAGTTTTCTCAGATAATTGGCAACCAGTTTGGGTCCACGGGAGACCCAATTGGCATCAATAACTACAGAGATACGTTACAAAACAAAGGCTTAGGTCTTAGCATTCTGCAACATCGGGCACCCTTGCTCAAGCTAGCGGGATTGAACACTATCAGGCTAACCGATGTGTTGGTCAACACTCCCCCGACCGACCCAATGCAGGCGATGAGGTACGCGCAGAATAGTTACCAGCGTTTCTATAATCGATTCCTGCAAGCGCTCTTCAACATTTCAAAGAAGCAGGGATACACGGCCGGATCGTCATCGACGGCGTGCGAGCCGTACATGATAGGGCAGTGGATCAATGCGGCGTTGCAGCAGATAAATCTCGGAAAGACGCAGGACAGCCCGTGGGCTAATAGCGGCCCGGGGCAGCTACCCGGGGCTTACTGCTCCATGCAGAGCACGAATCCAACATATGTACCTGCCACCGCCACCAGGCTCGGTCTAGCTCCTGCCTTCCGGCCAGTGGTTTACATGGATCAGGATTACACGACACCTCGCATGGTCATCCAAACCCACGACGGGGCAAGGATCGTGATGGTGAATGAATCCGGCGAGCAGCTTGGTTCGATGCTGCACGGGCAGCTTAGTACCACGAACCCTGACGAGCTGACGGATCCTGTCGCGGCGGCATGGTTGCAGTTTGAGATAAACCTGTTTAACGGGCTACCTTTGCCATACAGAAACCCAGAAGCGGAACTGGTGTTCGACGTTCGTACCGTGGTACCGGGAAAGTGGAGGAGCAGCGATTATACCAGGAATGAGGTCCTGTCGATACAGCGCGGTAGCTTCGAGAAGTGGACCGTTACCAATCAGGTGGAGTACAAGGCCAATACCGGGTACGACACCGCTGATCAGTTCTCATACAATTATCGATCGGTAACCGATCGCCAAGGTAGACCAGTCCCTGGACACTGGCGCGGCATATATCGCTGGTTTTATGACACGGATCGTCCACACACGCACCCGTGGGAGATGCTTGGTTTCTCACAGATGCCGCCGTGGTGGGAAGCAGAATACGGTCCTCAACCATACACGAGGGGTAACACGGCTCTCTGGTCCGATCTGCGTGACGGATTGATCCGGCAAGGACCCCGCGCAGGATCGCATGCGGCGTGGGCCCGTCCTGGACTGATGGAATGCATACCGGTCGATGCACAGGGTAATCTTTTACCTCCCTACCAAGCTGGTACCGTGGCCACCATACCCGACGTGTATTCGTCCAAGGGGGAATGGCAGTTCGGTGACGGCGGACCCGTGGAAAGCGTTTGGATAAACAGCCAGGAGTTCGGTTTCGTCGAGGCCCAGACCGGCTATCTTCTCAAACCCGCACGCTTCATAGAATATACCTGGGACACGCTGCGCACTAAGAAGATATACTCGGGTGCAAGCGAAGGTCAGCAATGGATCTACGTGGACACCAACTCAAGGCGGAGCAGCCAGGAGTTTTACGTCCACAGAGAAAGGCCGCGAACACTGAGCACGGGCGTGACCATTCCAAACGAAAGCGACCTTGACTATTTTGGTAGTTGCGGTTGCCAGCATTGGATAGCCGAATACGTCGTTAGCCAGGGGCTCGACGTTACCAACTTGCTAGGCAATCTGATACGCGGCGGAAACGTTCAGCTAGCATACAGGGCTGCTGGATATCTAAACAGCCAGAGCCTGCGTGCCACCGTTGACAGCTTTGGCGAGCTTGGGTTTGCGAGCTCTATAATACCGAGCGAAAACGTAAACGCATATCTTTATCGCAGCACCAGCGTGGGCGAAAGCGTTTACAGTGGCGTTATAGTTGAGCAGGTCAAGGGTGGTTGGCGCGTTTACGGCTATGATCAGATAGGCCAGGTCTTTAACATCATACCGAGCAACACCAATGGAGCAAAAAACACGGTGGTGGTAGCCAACCAGCGTGCCATTGAATACAAGTCGGGGCTTGCTACCGTCGAAAAGGTCCTCTATGGAACCGTATTCGCCACTCGCCAAGCCGTCTATGATTTCATAATCAGCTATGGAAGATGGTTAGAGCGACAGGGATGGGTCTTTGAATCTTATAGCGAGGACTCCAACGAGATACTCAATTGGTCCCAGAGCGCCAAGGAGTTCCTCTTTTGGAGCCAAGGCACGTGGGAGAACGGTACCTTTATCACCCTGAGCCCGGCAGCCGGGACCATAAAATACATGCAGGAGTTCGGAACGGTACAGTACGTTAACGGCGCCGTTTCGGGCTCATATCCGATAGTGGACAGGCGAGGCGCACCCATCCAGCCGCAAAACGTGCTGGTCAACCGGCTTGACGGGGGAATATCTGTACGGACGACCAACACGCAGGGGATATTCGGTCTGAGGCTGTATCGCACCACCATGGAGCATGCCGTTTTCTTTGATAACCAAACGGCGTTCTCGGACGTGATTTATACGCCGTTGTACGACCTGCGACAGGAACGGATAAAGCTGTACGCATACAGATCAAATGGGTGGAACGGTACCGTTGATGCACCCGGATACATCATTACGCAAAACCCAAATACCGGAAATTGGTCGATGACCGAAAACTTCGAAAGCTCCGTAAGGAGCTTTGAAAAGTTCTTCAACATCGAGCAACCAAAGAACTATGATGTGATAAATCCGACCACGGGTGCCATACGGCAGGAAACCAGCAAGATAGGAGCGGTGGACAGGACGGACATATCAAACCTTGCAAAGCATCTCATCGGTTACCAAAGCCGAGATTACCTGCAAAATCTTCTCCTAGAAGAGGCCACGCAATTTGAGTTCTACCAAGGATTTATCCGTCAGAAGGGCACAAAAAGCACGATAGACAAGCTCCTCAGGAACACGGCCATAATACCGGTTAACAGCCGATTTGAGTACTACGAGGAATGGCTGATCAGGGTTGGGTCATATGGCGCTACCAGCCTGAACAGCGTGATCGAATACAGGCTACCCCAGTCAAGGTTCTCCAGCGACCCGCAATGGATCAGGCTGTTCAGCGACGGCGACAGCGACTATCGTGGTGATGACGTAATAGAGATCGTCCCACGAGATCCCCTGTTGGTCACTCCTCCGGAAAGCTATAGCGATAAGATCTTCACCCTGCGGCCGACCTACAAGATCGATCCAGCCACTGATCTACCAACGGCCGGCTACGCCATGCTCGGCGAAACCAAGTGGATGGTGACAAACAAGACCGAGCTCCTTGGGTTGTATGCTGCCCAAAAGATAACCACCGATCCCATATCGGTCGGTGACATGATATGGCAGTTTATCACGGATACCGGATCGTGGATGGTTTGGAAGCTATGTTTGGCCCTGGGACAGGTCGAAACCTCCACGCCTAGCTCGGTTAGTGGAGACCCGACCACCATATCGACCACGACCGAACACGGATTGCTCGACGGGGATATCTGTGTGATCTACGGTGTGTCGGGGGTTTCGTTGATAGACGGTACTTACGCCATAAGCGGTGTTGGGCCTCGCAGCTTCCAGATACCCATTACCACCTATGAACAGGGTTTCGGCGGAACCATCCTGGTTTACAGACCGATGAGATTTGCAGATCTATTCGAGCGCAACAGCGGCGAACCCCCAGGTGGATGGACGGAAAGCGATCTCGCCTACGTCGACAACGGTGGCTTGGTACCAAGTGCATGGACCGTTTACAAGAGGGTATCAGGCGCATGGTTGCCATACAGGCAGCAGGAGCGCAGGATTAATTCTCAGCTCATCGAAAGCAGCAAGTTGTTTGATGCCGTGACCGGTGATCAGATCTCGAATCTTAATTACCACGACCCCATTCAAGGACGCATTTCAGGAAGGGCGGATGCTGAAATCACGTTCAAGACTGACTACGACCCAGCAAAGTACAACAAGGGCAACAGCGGGGGATTTGCGATAAGCGAGGGCGAGGCATGGAGCAGCGCACAGCTTGGAACGGTCTGGTGGGATCTGTCCGCTGTGCGATACATTGATTATGGACAGGGTGATGACAGATACAGGATACAACATTGGGGAAAGATCGCCCCTGGAACAAGCGTTGACATTTATGAATGGATACGAAGCCCTATACCGCCTGCAGATTGGGCTAGTGCTGTTGCAGAAGGCGAAAGCATCGAGGACAACGGAAGAAGTTACGTCCCTTCCGGTTCGGTAAGGAATCCGTCCAACGCAAACTGGTGCGAGGTGCAGGAAAGAACGCCGAGCGGCACGATAGCGACCGTTTACTATTTCTGGGTGAAAAACAGCTCGATGCCGCCTGCTATACCTTCCAGGGAGCTTACCACCGCAAACATAGCCAATCTCGTTAGCAGTCCTAGCATGGACGACAGGCCATGGTATGCCGCTATAAGCCAGCGCAGCATCATCATCGGTAACGTTCAACGCCTGCTAAACGGCAACAACATCATCCAGCGGATCAACTACTCGTCCGTTGAGAACTCGCAAAATTCGTACGGTCAATGGGAGCTGATACGGGAAACAGATCCACAAAGCCCGGTAAGTGACGGTGTTTGGGGCAAGCTGAAGGATAGCCTCACGACATTTGACGGCCTGGGTAATGACGTACCTGACTACCATCTCAATGATCTACAAAGATACGGAAACACCGTTCGACCGCGAACGACCTGGTTCATCAACAGAGAAGCAGCCAGCAAGGTGTTCGTTGACACTTTCAATGCGTCGCTAGCGGCATCGATCACTCCCCTGGTCGACGACCCCACCATGACAGGCTGGCAGGTCTACTTCGAGGCGGCAGAGCAGCCACAAGAAGGTACCTATGATTTCAGGGTCGGTGATCTCGCACGTAGAGACGACCTGGTCGGTGCCATCGGCATAGGGGACAAGGTGCTGGTTGATCCCATCGTGGAAACGGGTAACCTTTGGACGATCTGGGAGTACTTGGGCCAGGGAGGGTGGCTGCTAGTGAGGAAGCAGGCATACAACACGGCCAACTACTGGCGGTATGTCGACTGGTATCTCACCGGATATGATAGCACGATGGTACCGTCGGTGATCGTTGAAACGATCGACGATCTAGACACGATAGACCCGACAGGCACCGGCATGTTGGTAAAGGTTCTCGATAACGGATCGAACAAGTGGCAGTGGTATGCGTGGGCCGGGCAGTGGGTGTTGGTCGGACAGCAGGATGCTAGCATCGAGGTCCTTCCGTCGGTCTACACGTGGAGCGCTAACAACGGTGGGTTTGACGGGGCACCGTTCGAAAGCCAGCTGTTTGATGGCACCGCGGCCATAGAGCTGGGTTTCATCATAGACGGCATCAAGGAGGCCGTTTATCCGGAACAGGATTCGATCGAGATCAACCAGCTTCTATTTTCGGCGATCAACTATGTGGTAAGTGAGCAAGGACAGATCGATTGGCTGATCAAGACCAGTGATATAGTGCTCAAGGGTTTCGAGCAACCACTTAGGCCGTACCCTGTTCTACAGCAAGACAACGTGGATAGCATAATCGGCTTCATCAATGAGGCCAAGCCGTACCATGCCAAGATACGGGAGTTCGTTGCTAGCAAGTCATACACCGACACGGCAGGAATAGGTGCGGTAGACTTTGATCGCCCGCCCGGTTATGAAATCCTACCAACGGACACACAACCGTCCATGGGCACCGCTGAACGGAGCTATCTGGATACGGCAACGGCTTGGTACGACAATTATCTTACCAATCCGCAGCTCGTTCGCACGCTTTCGACCACCCTCTTGTTTGATAGGATCAGCACTCCGGCCCTACGACAGGGATGGGGATATAGCTGGGATCTTTACGGTTGGGATGGTGTTCAGGGCCAGAACTTCGGCGCGGTTGAACGGATAGAAAGGTATTATGAGCCAACCGAAGGCATGATACCGAAGATCATTGAGGATCTCATGTCCGGCGTCATGTACCAGGGAACTCGCCTATCAGGGCTTGGATTGAACATTGAGGTCGGTTGGGGATTAGCTCCGTGGGGCGGTTCGGTGGGATGGGACGCTGATCTTGCCGCCATCGAGCAATATCTGGATCAGATCATACAAGGTGGTTCAATACCGGATTATGAGAGCATGGTGGGTGACGGTATTCGCACGTCATTCAATCTAAGCAAGGAAACCGTGAACCCAAATAGCATGGTCGTATGGTGCGACGGTCAGATCAAGGTCTACGGAGTGGACTGGATAGTCCCGACCTACGCGACCGCTGTTGAGGTGGTAAGCGGTGGCTCTGGTTACAGCCAGGGAGACGTGATTGAGCTTATTGCGGGTTCAGGATTGGTGCAAGCCAGGGTAAGGATCACGTCGGTGGTGTCTGGATCCATTACCGGTGTTGAGATAAGCGGTAGGGGATCGTACACCACCGTGACACGCGGTCCGTACGAGACGAGATATCCTTCAACCAGCCCCGGTGCTGGTACGGGGGCCGTCATATCAGCCGACTGGGCTTGCCGATCAATAACCTTTTCAACGCCACCGGCCAGCAGCAACACGCCGAACATATACATACTTCGCCTCGGTACGACGTTTGCTGCCGCGCCCACCAACGACGCAGACACGATCTACGAAGGCAATCAGTTCGTACAACCGTTCGTTGATGACAATCATCCAGAAGAGCTCTTTCCGATGAGGCCACGGGATAGCATCATGATGGACGTGCGCAGCGAGCCAGCTGGCGGACGACCGGTGGTGATGTCACGGGTGTATCTCACCGACGGGCTCCAGGATCAGTTTGACCTAGGAGTAAGCCCACAGAACAACCAGTCCGTGTGGGCGTATCTTGACTCAACCCCGCTCATCTGCGGTCCTGGTGGTGATTACGTGATCAATTTCATTACAGGTAAGATGGTCTTCATCACCACTCCGGCGGCAGGCGGCGTTCTCAACATCACCACGATAGGCGCTGGTGGCGGGTCCAGGGGCCTCCGGCGTGCGTACCCCGTGTCGCCTGGATTGGACTACGTGGCAGGCGACGTGCTGGAGACCAATACCGAGATAGGGGTTCAGCAAGCCGAGATCGAGGTGACCGCCCTAAAGGTGGTTGAATTTTCAATAACCAACGGTGGCACGGGGTTCGTTGCGGGAGATACCCTGATCATAGATCCAACCGAGGCAGGTGAAACACCGCAGCTCCAAACGGTCATTCGTGTGACGGACGTTGATTTAACGGGTGCGATACTAACGGCAGAACTGTCCCAAGCAGGTGTGTGGCCCAATGCGGTGCCAGATCCGGTGTGGCGCGTTTCTCGACGCAATGCCGTTATTTCACAGCCTGAGATTGGGCTAACATGGGGAGTGAGCTCGGCCGATGTTTCTGAGCTGTCTCCTGGGCTGTTTGCTAGAAAACCACCCCAGCCGATACCAACGACTACGGTATCTCCTGCTAATTCCGCCACGTTCAACGCGACATACACGGGGCAGTTGGCGACGTTTACCTACACCGGCGACGGTGTTACGGAGCTCTTCCAGATCAGGGCCGTCGATCCTCTCGATCTGTCGTTCTTTATGGTTACGGTGGACGGTGTTGAAACCACACCGGCCGGATTGATAGGAACCGACATTAACATCACTCCTGCTCCGGAATACGGATCAACCATCATTATACACCAGTTTGAAAATTCTAGATTTTCACGGGTCATTGAAACCGTCATCGACGTTGTTGACCCGTCGGTGCTTACCTACCCGTTGTCACAGGAGCCGTTTAGCACGCTGCCGCCGTACATCAGCACATTGGTCAGGCGCAACGGTGAGCTCGTGGAACCTCCGACCATGCAACAGTTTGCCGGCAACGGTATCGAATCTACATTTAGGTTAACCATCGATCTTACCGGAGCCACGTCAACGCAGGTGTATGTTGATCAGATCCTATCGATCGATCATAGCATCGTTGATGATGTTCTGATCTTCCCGTCGGCCGTCGCCAATGGGGCAGATGTCCAGGTAATAGTCGCCAAGGCAAGCGATAACTATGTGCTATCGTCTGGATCCATAGAGTTCTCATCGAGCATCGTTGCATTCGGTGATCAGTTCGTGGTTACCACGCACAGCGAGGACATGGATTATGAATATCACATGGAGAAGTTTGCGGCAAGCGGTAGTAACGTGTATGGACTGGCCAAGGAGATATACGATCATGCCACCGTAAGGGTGTGGCATGACGGCGTGCAGCTCGTACCTTTGCGTGACTTCTCGATAGAGCGCATCCCTGAAACGGAGGGATGGGACATGCTAGCATGGGATGAGATAGGGTGGCAGTCGATCAGACCAGCGTCGGATGCGATCAGGATCGTGATACCCACCACTGGGGTCATAGTTGTGTCGTACATGGTTGGTTTGCCAACGAGGCCTTCGATAGCATGGCGCACGCTGCTCTCCGGAGAAAGCACGTCCACGATCGCCCTGGATGCCACCCGACAAACGGTGCTGATCAGCAATGTGTATTCAACGTCTACCGAGATCGAGATTTCCAACGCCGCGGCCATAAGCCAACCCGCCGACGGAGAGATGTCTTATGTCTACATCAACGATGAACTGGTAGGATTTACCGAGATCCAGGTCATACCGAACATGGCCCATCCGAATCGAGCATTCTTGCGTGGCCTTCGTAGGAACACCAAGGGCACCAGCGGCACTCCGAAGTTCGAATACAACGTGCAATTCTATGACGGTGATTCTCAAAACCTGTACTTTGCGACCCAGGCTGCTGGGCAAGCCATATCAGAAACGGTGTGGGTTGACGGAGCGTTGCAGACATTTGGCACGGATTACGTGTTTGAGGAGAATCCGCCGTCAGAGGATCCGGGCAGATACGTGAGGTTCGTCATACAACCACCTACCTGGGGTAGTAAAAACGTCAAGATCGTGAGCCTAAACACCGACGGCAGCCTGACCAACCTCAGCCATGTGGCAGGCAGCGCGGTGATTGATGCTGGAGAGCACGTTACCTTACCGGACGGTTATTCATGGGAGCCCGCACCACGGGGTCTCCAATACAGCGGAAGCAATCAAGCGGCCTTCCTTCTAGCCCATAAATCAAGCGCATAAATAGCTCATGCCTAGCAGCACCGAACCAAAAAAGAAGATGGACACCGAGGATGCAAGCGACACCGACGAGAAGATCGGTGTCATGGTGTTCGGCCATCTTCGAATAACTGACACGGACACCGGTGAGATTTTGGTTAGCAAGAGGGCTTGATCGGGTAATCCATGAACGACACACATTCATCATTTGTGCAAGGACACGTGCGGATCATCGATCTTGCCACGGGTGATGTCCTTGTTGACAAGGGCAATGCCATAAACTACGAGAATTTTTCAGTTAGCCTGGCAAAGACCATATCGAATAGGCCTGATAGCTGGATTCAGGACATGGTGTTTGGTAACGGGGCTGCGACCGTAAGTGGGACCGGCACCATAACATACCTTCCGCCCAACGTGGTCGGATCGTCGGCGAGGTTATACAATCAGACCTTTGCCAAGTGCGTGAACGACCTTAGTCCATTGAATCTGGACCCTTCGGCAAACTACATCACGACCGCCCATACATCCGGCACGACATATAGCGACGTCATAGTGACATGCACGCTCGATATTGGCGAGCCGGTGGGGCAGGAAGCTTTCGATACCGCCACAACGTTAACAGGACCGTATGTATTCAACGAGCTTGGATTGCGCGCATACGATCCGCGGGGTGCTGCTGAGGGGCGATTGCTAACACATGTTGTTTTTAGTCCTGTGCAAAAGAGCCTGAACAGAAAATTATCGGTGGTTTATACCATTAGGATACAAACGGTCTGATGCAGCGGACAATGTACAAATACGGTAAAGCCTAAGTGGATAAATAGAACATCATTAACAAGGGTCAGATTGAATGGCTACCAACATATACAACTTCGACGGAACGCTGCTTACAACGATCCCCGACGGGAGCATCGATACCACCAGCGCTTCCATAAAGTTTCCGGGAAGGGGCTATGTAAACTACGGTGCTCCGGTTAACGAAAACATGCTGTGGATCATGCAGCATTTTGCGAGCCCTGATGCACCGTCACTGCCAATAAACGGCCAGGCGTGGTATGACACCAACGAAAAGATACTTAAGGTTTACGACGCCACGTCTAGCACATGGATTTCAGCTGGCGGTGCCATTAGGACCGGTACGGCGCCGGTGTCCGCAAATGTTGGTGCGCTCTGGTACGATACCACCAAGAATCAGTTACATGTGTGGAACGGTGCTTCGTGGTTGTTGGTCGGACCCCTAGCAGCTAGCGACGGGCTTGACCCGCTGGATCCAAGCGCGCCGGGATACAGCCGGATCGAGGCCATACGTGTTTCAGACGGCGCGACCACCCATAGGGTTTGGAAGATATCCGTGGGAGCAACTCCCGTTGCGCTGATTAGCGCCGATGCTGCATTTGCGCCGGCGGCAGGTAACCCGCTGCTGTCGGCATTCCCGACGATCTACCCTGGTATTACCGTAAGCAATTCGCTAAGTGGCGGTGGTGGATTTTTCGGCGACACGGGGGTGTTTAGGGCAAATCAGACCAATCTGCCAGCTGCCAACAACACATACAATCTTGGATCATCCAGCGCGGCTTTTGCAAACGTGTTTGCCACGCTTTTCAACGGCACGGCTACCGCGGCTAGATATGCTGACTTGGCTGAAAGATACGCATCTGATGTGCCATATGACCCCGGTACGGTGGTCAAGCTTGGCGGCGCTGCGGAGGTTACATGCACCACAACGGCAGGCGACACGGATGTGTTTGGAGTCGTTTCGACCAATCCCGCACACCTGATGAATTCGGATGCGGGTACTGACCAGAGCCATCCGGCCATCGCGCTAGTAGGGCGCGTGCCTTGCAAGGTTACCGGTAAGATCAGCAAGGGCCAGCGCCTCATGTCGAGCGAGATACCAGGGACGGCTTGCGCCTGGGATCAACAATTTGGCACGACGGCCATATTGGGCCGGGCTCTTGAAGACAAGAACGCAAGCGGTCCTGGAACTATAGAGATAGTG